GCTCACTGCCTTGTCCCACTTGTCGCGGCGGTCAAACCCTGACAGGGTGAGGCACACCATCACCGTTATCAAAAACGTCACCACCATGCCCCACATACAAATCCAAAATTTCTGCTCTCTATCCATTTGATTCTCCTAAATGCAGGGGCCGAAGCCCCCGCTGATTCAAGGTTGCTGGTCTGTCACAACGCCATAGTCACTGCGTTTCCACAATGGAAAGCCCCCTTGCTGCGCACCTGCGTTGCGTAGATCAGTGTCTGAGTAACGCTGGCGCGTGAAGCGCGGGTAGCCTGGGCCGACAAAGACCGAGGGGTTGCGGTAGTGCGGCACGTAGGTAACGCCGTTGAGCACGTACACCGTCTGCATGAAGGTTTCTTCTTTGTTGTCTTTCATGTTGGCCTCACTCGTCGTCCCAATCCTGCACAATGTCCGCCAACTTGCTCTTCTTGGCTGGCACAGCCGAGGGCTTGGCCGCAGTGCTACGCACTTCGGGTTCCTCGTCAGCTTCAGCCACAGGCGCGGTCTGGGGCTTCTTCTCAACCACAGGCGGCTTGCCGGGGATGGCCAGCACAGGCGCAGCTTTCACACCATCGCTTTGTGCCGTGGTCATCACGATTGCGCGTTGCGCATCAGGGCTTTCAGCCTGGGCCTTGACGACCTCGTACTCTTCCTCAGTCAACCAGCGCACGGGTTTAAAGTGCAGCTTGGGAGCCTCGGCCTTAGTATCGAAGCGCATCTCGGTGACGATCTGCTCGGGGTTCACAGGCGGGTTCTGCACGGCCAGGAACCGGGCGTATGCCTGCAATGGGCGCTTGTCACCGTCTTCCTTACCAAACACCGAAGTGGCGGGCAGGGTCAACTGCAACACATCCCCAGTGGGGTTGTTCTCGAGCACCACAGCCAAGCGCTGTTGGTAACGGCAAGCGCGGCTATTACCTTGGCCAGAACCCGCCGCGTTTTGCGGGCAGTTCATGCAAGTCACCGACTGCTTGTGTTCAGCAGTAGGGTCAGGGCGCTCACCATCATTGCTCCAGCAATCAGGCCCGGTGATGTTGTCGGCGTCATAGGACTTGGCGTAGAAGATGCGGCTCACCTTGGGGGCGGCTTTCACGATGATGACGTTCATGTGGCGTTCATCAACGGACGCGATCTCTTTGCCGCCTGCTACCAAGCGGAACACACCACCTTTGATGGAGATGCGTTTAACGCTAGATACGCTGCCGCCTGTGAGGGCTTTAGCGGTGTCGGACAACTCGTTGTTACGGGCGAATGCGGGAACATTTGTGGGGGAGAAAAGTGTGATATTGGTCATGATGGTCAGGTGGGTTTGGTTACGACAACTTGAAACTCAGAGACTGAGTTCAGACCTGGGGGAACTACCCCAGGATTTTCTTCAAGAAACGTGCGCATGTTGCCTTGTGCAATGCGCTTCTCTAACAAGTCCACGACACTGTGTTCAAGGATGAACTCTTTGAACGATGCCCAGTCTTGTGTTGAGTAGCGCGTTGTGGTGCGCATGCTCACGGTTCCGAAAGGGGTTTTGACCGTAGTGACGCCGAGCGCCTTCATCTGGTCTTTGATTGCAAATTTGATCTCGTCCTGTTGCGCTTTGAGTTCTTCCAACTTGGTGTCGTACTCTTGCGTCATGGTGTCGATTTCAGTTTTTATCTTACGGTAGATTTTCGTAAGCCTGTCGAGTGGTACAGCGGTTTCGCTCAATTGCTTCTCCTGTTTTTTTGTCTAAGGTTGGACATGGTACACAGTATTTTTTCTTTTGCAACTCCTTTCAAGAATTTATTTCTGCATCGAACATCTGGGCTAAAAGTAAGTTGTCGCTTACTTTGCCCTCCAAAGCTTTGAACATCTTTTTCTCGATGGGACTGCCCTCGATGTGGATGACGGTTACCTTGTCTGAGTTCTGCCCCTTGCGGTCAGCACGCGCAATGCACTGGATGTACTGCTCAACGCTCATCAACGGGCCGTAGAACACAACAGTGTCGGCAGCGGTCAGGGTAATCCCGTGTGCCGTAGCCTGCGGCTGCATAACCAACACGCGGGGGTCAGGCTCGTTTTGAAAGCGGCGGATGATGTCAGCGCGTTTGGGTGGCGTGACTGAGCCGTGGATGCACTCAGCGGTTATGTGGCGCTTGAGCAAGTGTGTTTGGATGGTGTCGATGGTGCTGCGAAACAGCGCAAAGATAAGCACCTTGCGGTCGGTCTCTTCGAGTATCTCCTCCAACACACCCAGACGCGGCGCTGAATCAAACTCAATGACTTCCTTCTCGTCTGTGTATGCCGCACCGCAACTGATTTGAAGCAGCTTGCTCAGCGCTGCCGCCGCATTGACTGCGGTGATCGTCTCGCCTGCGGCTTGCACAAGCATGCGGTCTTTGAGGAGGTTGTAGTACTTGGCCTGTTGTGGGGTCAGCGGCACTTGCCGTGTGGTGGTTAGCACAGGCGGCAAGTCCAGGCACTGCGCTTTGGTGTAGCGGATGGCGGGTTGCAGGGCTTCGTGCACCAGATCGGGTGCGTTGGCTTTCGGTGCCCACTTGTACATGGTGACCTTGTTCATCACCATGTCGCGCCAGCCTGTGTACAGGCGGGGTATCCCATCGGGGTTGACGATCTTGGCCAGCCCGTATGCGTCAGCGGGGGACTGGGATGCTGGTGTGCCTGTCATCATCCACACATGGGTGTCGGCCCTGAGTATGGACTTGAGCGCTTTCCAGCGCTTGGTGGTCACGGTCTTGTACGCATTGGCTTCGTCAACGATCACCAGATCAAAGCGCCCATCATTGACGATCTCAGATGCAATCAGGTTCAGCCCATCGTAGTTGGCAATTACAAATTCGTAGTCTTGCTGAATCATCTCGATGCGGCGGCTAGCCTGCGCGTGGTGCGCGATGATGGCAGAGCGATGGATGACGCTGCTGTTCAAGTCTGCCAGCCATGCGGACTGCATGATCGATAGGGGGCACAGCACCAATACCCGGCGAATGTCTCCGCGCTGCATCAAGTAGTCTGCTGCCCACAATGCGGAGAGCGTCTTGCCTGTGCCGGGTTCGGAAAACACAAACGCCTTGCGATGCATGGTCAAAAACGAGGCGGTCTCTTTCTGGTGCGCCATGGGCTTGTACCTACCGGGCCAAGCGTAGCGCCGCATGATGGGCGAGGGCACATCTTTGACGCCCAGGTTCTTTAGTACACGCGCCTCGTCCAACCCCCAGTAAACGGCAACATCAAAGCCACCATCAGCGCGGGGCATGACTTTGGACTTGGGGATGATGCTGTACTTTTGGGGGTTTCGTGTGCTAAACAGTAGTGCTTTGTCTTCTATGATTTGCATTTGCTTCTCGGGTTTATTTTTTTCCTAGCGCCAGGGCTTGTTCCCAAACGAATCGGGCTACGTTGTAGCCTATGAGCTTTTGCTCGGCGACTGTGAGGGTCTCCCACCATTTCTCAAATGTCATTTGCTTCTCCCGGTTATTTAACTGAGTGGTTTTTTGTCCTGTCAAAAGTGCGGTTGGCAGATGCGGGTTTAACTCTGAGGTTGCTGCGCACCGTCTTGCCGCCTTTATCTACGCTTCTTGTGATCGACATCCATGCCATCGCCCTTGTGCACCAGACTGAATGTTCCTTTCAATGTTTCGGGTTGTATTCACAGGTTTTCACAGGACACCACGGGCACAAGCCAGAGGACTTGGGGTTCCAGGTATTTGAAGCGAAGCACGCTTCAAGTCTGGCTACGCGCTCACGGTAATTCCACCACTCAGCATCCGCCTCTTCCACGGCCATGCTGTGCTTGACCATATCATTTTTCACCACAAATAACAACGCCGAACTGACCTTGCGTATGTGGGGGAAGTGCTTGAACACCATGAGGGACATGAGCTTTAGCTGGTCACGATCTGGGTACTTGTTGTTGCCTGTTTTGTAGTCAACCACCCGCGCTGTCAGGTTGTCGTCATCAATGATGAGCAAGTCAGCAATGCCCCTGACCCACCGCTTGGGTTCGTTGAAGGCGCACGGCTGCAAGTCCGGGGTGATGCCCATCTCATACTCACACAGCTTCCTGCCCGGCATGGCCATCAAAACATCAAGCGCCTCCCTGGCGTAATCAAACTCAGGGGGCAACGGTGTGCCGTCCCGAATGTAGACTTCCGCCGCTGTGTGAAAGCTTGTGCCGTAGCGTGTTGCCTCAGTCTCCTGAAATGGGAAGTTATTGAGCACATTTACCTCATGGTATCTGCGGGGGCATCCCTCAAAGTTTTTAAGAGCGCTGTGGCTCCACGTTACAGGTTTCATCAGAATCTCGCAGTCTCTATGGCTATGGCAAGTCGGGCAGCAAAACCTTCTACAAAGTCTTCCCGGTTGTTGAGCTTGTGTTCACGCATGTCCTCAAGGATGGCGTGCACCAGCTCATGCCAGAAAGTTTCTTTGACCGACTCGGACGAGAATTTACGCCCGGTTCGGTTGTTTCGCAAACCAATCTTTATTTTCTGTTCGGGGTAGTGAACGCGCCCCATGTCGTCTTTGTCCTTCATGGCCTCGACAACCTCGACGCTGTACCACTTGTCCCCTACCTTCACTTTCTTTGGTAGTGTTATTTCCATTTAGTTCTTTGCTTCTCCATATCTACGGTGAGCACCACCGTCAGCGGACAAGGGAATACCGGGCATGTAGCGCGGCTCCATAGTCATTTGCGCCAGGACCCATGTCTTGGCTTCTTCCACCTCACTGTCGGGTACGAGCGCAATCAGTTCGTCATGCACCGTACCAACCACGGGGTATCTTTTACCAACCCGCAGCATTCCGTCTGTCATCACCACCCGCGCCAAAGCTTGGGTCACATTATTCGTTATCTTTCCAGCGTACAACTTGGTAGCGTCTGGCCCGTATACCCACTGGCTCCTACCTTTTTCATCCTTGACTTCACGCAGATCGGGGTAGCGCAAGCACATCCCGTTTGGCAATTCTATTTCACCCTTCCTGAATGTCAAGCACTTGTGCGTGTGTTCTTTGCCGTTGACCAGGGCCGACACCAACAGGCTGGAGCACATGTCCCAGAATGAGACAACAGGAGACGCGGTGGCACGGTAGATGTCGATGATGCGCTTGGCTGCAATGGCGTGGTGCACCAACTCAGCGTAAGTACAGGTGTGCGGGATATCCCGTAACTTGATCTCGGTTTCGGACCACTCCAAGAACCGCTCGGCCATGTCCTTGTTGACGTTCAACGCTTTCGAGAACGCCCTCTCGTAGCGAACTGGGGGAGCCCCAAGGAACCCCGTAAGAAGCTGTGACGCGAACGATGACCAGCCCAGCCCATAGCCGCAGCCCAGTAACGCGCTCTTCGCAGATTGCCGCAGGTC